CAGAGCGAGTTTTAACTTAACTGCCAAATCACCGCTAGTGTCATCATCTACCTCTGCAGCAGTCTTGTAGATTTTAGGGTTTTTATTAAAGACTCCTTTTTTCGCCACAAAAAACTCGCCATCGCGTGGATCTTGTCCAGCAAATATAGCAGGAGCACCATCCCACTTAACAGTAGTAGAGACACCCCGAGAAGAACTGCCCGAAAGCATATCACGCATACTGCGTAAAAGGTTAATAGCTTGTCTTGCACCTGTCACACCCCCATAGAGTACAGCATCTTCAAGATGCGTCATGTGTGTATTTTTTTGTTCAATTAAGAAACTGCTAAACTTTTTCATATTAATATATCTTACAGTGGATTGATGAGAAGTCGTTTTTCTTGATAGCTGAATAATAACAGCTCTTTAGTACATCTGGATCACTTTCTGATAATATTTCTAGATAGTATGTCAGCCAAGCACCAGCTTTTAATTGTACTTCAGATGTGGGGAATGGTGATACTTTATCAATTACAAACGACTTCTTCAACAATTTAGGAAGTTTTGTGCTCAAGTATTTCATTGGATCATTCATGATTTTAGTCTTGTCAGACTTTATGTCGAACCCATTTTGAGAAGCGAGTTCAGGGAATAATTGCGCAGACACAGAGCCCAATTGGACATCAGCACCCTTCTGTCTGCCCTCAAGATAAATGCGGATATCTCCAACCTTTGAGATTGTGCCAGCCTTGTATCCAACACGCAAATTAAATCCACTAATGTTACCTTGAGTTTCGAAAATAAAATTCTTTTGGAATGGATCAAACAAAACACGCATTGGTGTTAATTCAACATCAGGGATATCAGATGTTGAAACAGTTTCAACTTTAGCAGTTTTGTTTTTAGATATCTTTTTAAGAGATACACCGATAATTTCTTTGCTTTCATACTTATCAGATAACCAAGCATTAAATTCAAGTAATGATGTTATGTCTTTTGTTTGTTTAATTATCTGTGCTTTTGTAATCTTCATAACCCAGATGTCAGCAGGATTCCAGTTATCTTTTAAATCCTTTAGACCAAATCGTTTTGCTAGATTAAACAAAACATTAGAATCATTCTTTTCTGAGTCTAAGTATATTTTATGTTTTGGAAGATTACCGAAGTTTTTAGAGAATGCAATATATTGTTGCTCAAAATTATGCATCCATTCTGGACTGAAATCAAACCCCACTGCTGAAGACACTTGCTTCAGTGTTGGCTTCTTACCTTTAAATGCACCTTCAAAGTATGAGATTGTACCAGCTTCTTGTTCTGCTGTTGTTGGGTTTGCTACTGTCTGTCCTTTCTTTGGTAGACGACCACTACCACGCATTCCACCTGAAGGAACAAGAGCAATGTTAACAAGTTTAGATGAAACATATTTTTCACCTTTAGGCATGAAGCCATAACCTGACAAGTCTTTATGTACCGCAAGTTTGGGAATAAGTTTTTTGTCAGTGATCTTTATCATCAACTGTGTCTTTGCTTTTTTAAAGTCATACTTTGGTTCGATATATACAACATCATCATCAGCATGCTTTTTGAGACGAGTTATGAATCTTTTCAATTCAGGATTCATAGCTGTAGGAAGGTGTTCGTATCCGAGCCACAGTTTTGTAGACTCCACTAGATACTCTCCGAATTTATACATTTGTCAACCTTTGTTTTGTCAAAAAGAATATTATATGTTATTTATAATCCAAAGGCAATAGAAAATGAGCATTTTAATGACATGCTCAGGTCATAGAGTTATGTGTGTGATGAGAGAGAGTGAGAGAGAGTTCACACACACAACATTATACTTTCAATCCTCCGAAGTTTTTACGACCCATCTTTTTGGTTGCCCACTTCATTTGATCATCTTCTTTAGCCCTAGACCCAAACTCTGAGTTATCAAATACTGGTCCAGTGTCACCACTATCGGAAAGACCCTCTTGAGCAGTTTGCTCAACATCATACAACCTCATCTTAGCACGATCAATACCAACCATAAACCTTTTATGTGTACTTGGATCACCATAACGATTTTTTAACTGTTTCACCATTATCTGCCCAAGCTCATCTAACTCTTCTGTAACAATCAATGCAGCCATAAAATCAGCAGTTGCTGGTAGACCAAACGATTCAGAAGTATCAGTCAACTCAATATCACTGCTACCATATCCACTACGAGTTGTTTGTGTAGCTGATACAATAGGAACATTTTGTTCAACAGCCAAACCACGCATCTCCTCAGCAATGGCTTTGATCAGAGTATATGAGTTAATGTTTGCACCAGCACGAACTCTTGAAGAACTGCATATGTTTAGATAATCAACATAGATGATATCAGGTGTAAATGATTTCTTTAATTTCATCTCATTCAGTAGATGACGAAAATGACCAACACCAGCAGATGCAGTTGGATATTCTTTTATAATTAATTTGCCAGATGTCTTACCTTTAACTCTTTCTATTTTCTTTTCATACATACTTTTAGATAATGCTTTTAAATTATCTAGTGTGACATTAAGTAAGTTGGCATCAATACGCTCAGCAATCTTTTCTTCAGCCATCTCCATAGTGATGTATAAAACATTCTTGCCATCCATTAGATTAGCCGAAGCCATATGACACATAGCCAAAGACTTACCAGCACCAGTACCTGCCATGAGTATGTTCAAAGATTTACGAGGCAACCCACCTTGTGTGATCTTGTTCATATAATCAAGGTCAAAGGGAACACGCTCTTCTTTGCGGTGATAAAACTCAAACCGTTCTTCAGCATCTTCAACAAAATCATGACCAATGTTAGGATCAAATGAAACGCTTAGAGCATCAGACAACAACTCAGGTATTGCTCCTTTGTCTTGCTTCTGCCCTTTAGTTTGATCGAGTATACTGATGCTTTCCATTATGGCATTATATACAGCTTTTTCTTGACAGAACTTCTCAGTTGTATTAATTAACCACTCAGGATCTTCAGCTTGCTCAACAGATAGTGATGAAATATATTCACCACATTCTTTGAATTCACTATCTGAAAGATTCGTCTGTTGATCAAGTTCAATAACAAGTGCCTCTTTAGTTGGCACAGTATTAAACTTGTTTATGAAATGATCTATTTGTTCATAGACCGCACGCTCAACACGATCACTGAAGTATTCAGATTTTAGATAGGGGAGTGTTCTCCTAGCATAATCCTCATCATTCAGTAGGTGTCTCAGTATCAGTTGTTCCTGCATTATCTACGCTCTCTCTCAATTGTTGTTCAATAATATCGACAAGTATGTCTCCCATTATACTAATTGCTTCTTCAGAAGTCAAGTCAACATCTGTGGGGTTATCAATAGTGATTGTATTGTAGTCAAGTACAGCTTGACCATCTTCTTCTCTTTCATGAAAAGATACAGTGTCATACTGATAAGTGAGTCCCTCACAACTACCTTCCAGCACCTTAACAGCCCAATGATCTGCATGGAATCCTTCTGGCGATTCTACTAAATCATATTTAACTGACATTTTCTATATCCTCTTGAGGTGTTTCATCAATACCAACCTGACCATACTTAAACTCTTTGGCTGCAGCCACTTCAAGCTGTTCCATAATCTCAGGAGTAAAATACTTCTCAGGGTCGTTGTTTATTGCTTTACCAAACACCTTACTTCCATCAGGTAATTCATAGCGTGTCGATACTTTCTTGATGATGTTATATTTTTCAGCAAGATCAAGTAGACCATAATAACGATCAAGACCACTATCATATGATAACTTCACTTCAACCTTTTTCTGTTCTTTAGTGAAGCGAGACTTATGCATGGTTGCTTTGATAATGTTACCAACAACATCAGTGCCATCTTTATCTTTCTTCTTACCTAACATAACAATTGAAGATGCAGCATACTTCAAGCCACTACCACCGCTGATTTCTTTAGTCGGGATGTAAGCACCAACAACATCATAGACATGGTTTGTAACTAATAAAGGAACATTTGCTTTAGCTAATTTCAAAGACAATACACGGAAAGTACCACGCAACAACTGTGCTTTGGTCATATCTCGTTTGTCAGTACCAGCTTCAGTATCAGCCAACTCTTTATTAGAAGATAACATGCCGAGTGAATCAAGAACCATCATCATTGGGGGAGCATCTTTACCTTGATCAATGTAAGTGCTTAGAATACGAGTTGCGTTTGTACGAAACTCTTCAATAGAACATGGCTCAGAAATAACAACACGCTTTGTATCAATACCACGATCTTCCATCATCTGTTTTGTTACTGCAGCTTCAGTGTCAAAATATATGACACCACCATCTTTGTTATCATCTAAGAACTGTTTGAGCACAC